ATGAGGCGGAACTCCGATCGCCCCCCCCCAACGGGAGCCTCCTTACTGGGGGGTATGGTCATCAATGAGTTACGTTAAGAAGTTCACGAATCCTCTTGGCCTGCGCCTCGATCGGCTCGACTAGTGCCAGCGCCTTGGTCAGACGGTCACGATCCCAACGCTCGATCTCGGGAGCCATCTTGCGCTGCCATAGGGCGAACGATTGGCAGATGCCCTCGATGGTCACGATCGCTCTGCTCTTGTCCTCAGGGTTGAGTGCAGGCTTATCTGGCTTCGGCTCGGGTAGTCCGAGCGACAACTCCATCTGCATCTCTGCCTCGGCAACGTAGTCCACGCCCCATCGCTCGCTGGCGTAGTCTCTCGACTGGCGGAGCCATAGCCGGGATGATGCCCTGCAAAGTAGGATGGTGCGATGCATGTCGGCCCAGTCATCCTCGTTGATGTCTTTTGGGATGTTGAGCGCATCATGCGCGAACGTGTTGGTTTCGGTCAGGTTCATTTCTTTTTTTTGTTTCGTTTTGCTTCGATGACTGGATTGGTCGCTGACTTCGCATAGGTCTTGCGTGTCCCTTGGCGCTTGCGGTAGGTGCGGTTGTCGAACGCGCCCACTCCACCTGCCAGCACATCACGCCAAGCAAGCACATAATGCGATACAAGCGCACGAGTCACGCCAAGCTCTCGAGCAACCTCTGACTGGCTGTGTGCGCCATTCAGTTCATCCATGCCGAACGCGATGGCTAAAGCATGCACCTGCACGTTAAGGTTGCGACTCTGGATGAGCAGCCCGATCACGCTGGCAAGAATCTCAGCTTGACCGCGTCGAGCCACGTCCTGCCGGTCGACGATGATGCGTCGAGCCACGGCCAGCGTCACGCCGTAGTCATCGGCGACGATCTCCTCGGGCAGATCGATCATCGCTGCCATATCAGGCTCGTAGCTGTCAGGCTGTTTTTTGTTCATGGGTGACCTGCGGCTGATGGCTAGCGAGATCGGTGAGGTATCGGTGGTGAAGCCACGCTGGCGGCGATCGTCGACCGCTCCTCCAGTCGTAGGCGGTCGGCAGGGAACAGCCGATCGCAGCGGCGATGTGTCGGGCGCTGTACTGCCCGATCAATCGAGCAAAGTTGTTCTGAGTCTTGGCTTTCATGCGGCGATGGTATCGAGTTGATCAATTATTGCAATGCCTAATTTGTGGGTGATCCATGGCGGTAGTGCTGGGGGGTTCTGGGGGGTCTTGTTTGTCTGTTTGCGGTTTTTGTTTTTTTCCTCTTCTCTTTTATTACTATATATACTGTTTTTTTTAAACTGTAGAGTGGAAAATAAGACCCTACATAATACGCTAGAAACTGCTTTTGTAAATACATCCAGTTTTCCACCTTCACGGAATTAAAACCAGATTGTCCGATTTAAGAATATTTTCAGCAGCCCACAACGGACGGATATTTGTGTAATGAGAAAGCCTCTCCAGTCCCTCAATAGTCGTTGCACAGGACAACGGAATAATGTGATCAAGGTGCCATTCGGAACGGTTGCCCCAGCTCATGCCGTCGGCAAACTGGCTCTCGATGTGCTTGGTAAATTGTTTGAAGCTGCATCCCAGCATCTTTTCAGTTTTTGATTCCTTACCGAATCCGTTTCGAGTAAAAGCCCGCCGCATTCTTGCCCGAATCCTATTGCCGATCAAGTAGACGGAATCTGATTTCCTTTTTTCATGCCACCTTTTTCTCTGAGCCCCGACTAGCTCTCGATTTGCAGCTTTCCATTTATTGGCTTTTTCCTGCAGTTTTTTACGGTTGGCTTTTTGATACTTACGTTGATCTTCCTGCGCCTTTTCAGGATTGGCAGCACGACGATTTGTCACATTCTGAATCATTTTTTCTCGGTTTGCCTCGTAATACTTGCGATAAGTTGCCTTGCGTCTTTCTTTGCGTTCTTGATCAATCATTGGATAAATAAAAAGCCCCGAAATCCCTCGCCAAGTAGTAAATCCGTGGCATAAGCACGGCTTGGCAAGAGATTTCGAGGCTGTTTAGATGTGGTTATCATGCAATTTTCCGTTACTAGCGGAGTCTTTCGACACGGTTAATTTACAATTTTTTAACCACTTGTAAAGGCTTATTCAAACGATTGTTTGAATTTCGGCGGACTGACCCAATATCGCGGCGGTTTGCCTGCCACCGTGTTCTGGGATGCTGCGACAAACTCACTGCCCGATCGTGCCAGTTTGGCGAGCGCTGACCCCATCGCACCGTGCCATGTGCAGAGTTGCCGCGCTTGGTCGCGGACAGGCGACTGGCTGTCCTCTAGCCTGCCTTGGATGTCCGCGGATGTCAACTCCCGCGGTAGGTCGCCCCACAGCCCCATGTGGGTCAGCGCGGTGTCCAGCAGGTCTTCGAGTCGACGTGCCGGGCTGTGAGCGTCGACGGCATCGGTGAGCGCCGGATCGCGCCACGCCTTGACCCCAGAGCGGCTGTCGTGCAGCTCCTCGGGCGTGACCCAGTCCATGAGTTGCTGTGCGAACGCTGGCAACTCGGAGCGGATGAGTGCCTGGAGTTCGAGCTTGCCCTCGGGTGTCGAGGTGTCCACCGGCAGCGCCACGCCGATGACGTGCAGGAGCGCCACCTTGTCGGCGAGGTCGTTGTCGAGCGGCGGGATGATCTGCAGCGACTCCGGTGTGTCGTTGCAGCAGACCACGACAGCCCAGACGGGCCGGACGGCGATGCTCGATGAGTTGCGCTTGCGGAGCTGGATGACGTGCGGGTAGATTGCCTCCTTGAACGATGCACCGAAGTTTCGTCGGCTGCGGATGTCGGTGGATCCAACGCAGTCGTCGACCAGCAGCAACTCGGATGCAACTAGATCATCGTTCCAGAGCATCCCGCCTGACCATGAGGCGTATGGGTTGGCAGTGCGACCACCGAGCGCCTGAGCAATGATCCACGCCAGCAGACTCTTGCCGCTGTTTATCTCGCCAGCCAACACGAGCATAGGCGATGGGATGTGGACGTGAGAGCGCACCGCCTTGTATCGCCCTGCGAGCCAGCTCATAAATACTAAGGTCGCCGTCTCATCGGCGAAGGCGTTGGAAATGATGTCACCGATGAGCAACGCTTCCCCAGGCGTTGGTCGCGGTGTCTTTGCCTCCGAGGTAATCAGGATCGGCAGGTCGTTGGAATCTACTGACAGCCCCTGAGCGTGGCCGGCGATGCCACCGTGCCATTGCACACCGCCATCGAGTTCTCTCGCCTTGTACGCCTCACGGGCCGCCATCATGAGTTCTTTCGGGTCGTCGTAGTCCTTAGCCAGATGCCGCGTCAACCCAGTCAAGATCGGCGACAGCTTAGAAAACGTCATGAATGACAATCCAACCTTGACTAAATACTTGTTGGCGGGTGCATCGTAGTAGATGTCCATCGGATCGAATGACTGCATCGTCGAGCCACTGGCCGCCTTCGCTCCAGCCATGTCGGCAGCCTCGCGCCAGTCGGCGGACGGCTCGGGCATCGGTGCGTCGTAGACCGATCGCACGGCATTGGTCACCTCGTTGGGCTGGTACTTCCGGCGCAGCGTCCCCTCGTAAGCGGCGAGCTTGGCGATAGTGTCAGCCTCGTTCATGTTAGCGAACCGACAGTGCCAGGCGGCCTGCATCAGCCAAGCGTGGATGCCCTCGCGTGGTGGCAGTGGGAATGCCGTGCGCGGTGACTTGAGCTTGATCGATGACTTCTTTGTCTTGGGACATGTCCCGTTTGCGGCGACCGGCTCGAAGACCGCGGTGCGACCCAGATCGAGCCAAGCACTTGGATCATGCGAGACAAACATGAGCCTGACCGGGTCTTTGCATGCCTCATCGATGGTCAGGTTGAAGGCGCGAAAGTGGTTGCGAGCGCTGGCGAACGCGGCGACATGCTCATCACGGGTCGCGCATGTCGGGATGCGAGCGATGCCCTTGACTCCATGACCGCTGGGTGAGACGAAGGCAGCGACGATGCGCGGTTCCGCCTGCAAAATCTCAACGATCTCCTCGACCGTCCACCCGACGTTGTCGGCGGCATCGAAGTCGAGCTGGAGGAAGCCGGAGTGCGTGAACCGCCCCTCCTCGATCGCCTTTGCACGCTTGCCCTCGGCTGTGCCGCTGATGCTGACTGCCTGCAGGTCTTTCTTAGCGACTGCGTAGCCATCGTCGTCGCCAGCGGCGAGCGTCGATCGTAGCTTGGCGATCTTGGTGGCAAACTCATCTGAGCGGATCGCCTCGATCAGATCGGTGAGTGTAGTTGTCGCCGACGCGGTGGAGGCGGTGGCGGATGAGTAAAAGTCGATTTCGGGATGTTGCATAGTCGTAGTCATATTCAAGAGATTGTCATTCGTTGTAGTGCGCGGACGGCATGTAACATGCCGGTCTGGGTGTCGCTTTTATCGCGGAGCGCCTCGGCCACCGCGTCGTCGATCGTGCCAGGGGCGATGATCCGGTAGACGATCGTCTCGGCGGTCTGTCCGGTGCGGATCAGTCGGGCGTTGGTCTGGACGTAAGTTTCGTGCGAGTAGGTCAGCGATGTCCAGATAGCGATCCGGCATGATTTTTGCAGTCCATCGATGCCGTGCGACAGCGACCGCGGATCGGCGACCCAGACGGGTATGCGACCAGACTGCCACTCGCCGAGAAGTTGCTCATTGAACATGCGTGCCTCTTGGATCGAGTCAATGATGCGAGCTGACTCATGCTTGAATGCGGTCAGGATCAGCACCGGCTCGCTAGCATGCTTGTCGAGTAGGACGCGCAGAGCATCGATCTTGGCAGTGTGAACAGGCAGGACGTTGCGATCCTCATCGTAGACTGCGCCCGATGTCAGTTGGAGCAGTTTATTGCAGAGCGTCGCGGCGCTGGGTGCTGTAATCTCGCCGTCCCCGATCTCAGCAAGCATCTCCTTTTGTAGCGTCCGGTACTGCTTGCGAGCGTCTGGCGGCATGACGATCGGCACGTCCACCACGCTAGATGATGGCAGGTCGCTACCGTCTCCAACAATGACCAGCGCGAGGTCAGCGAGTCGGCGGTCGATCTGTTCTTTAGCGCCGGTGACCAGTTTGAACGTGTAGCCCATGTAGTCAGCCGGGTAAAAATAGTCGCCCTTGTAGCCGGCGAACGACCTGCCCAGCCGCTCACCATCGTCGAGCATCTTGATTTGCATGAACAGATCGAGATAGTTGTTTGGGATCGGTGTGCCGGTCAGTCCCCAGCGCCTCGGGATCGCGGCGAGGTGCTTGTGCAGCGCCTTGAACCGCTTCGACTGTGGGTTTTTGGCAAGAGACAGCTCATCGATGACCAGCGTATCCACAGGACAGCGCTTCGATCGCGGTGGGAACATCTGGTGGAGGCGGTTTGGCAATAACTCTGAGTTGATCAGGTAGATGTCCGCAGTGCCGTCGAGCCACGCCTCCATGCCCTCGGGTGTGCGTAGGTTGGCAACGCGCATCCAGTTGGTGTGCGCCCAGCGCTCGACCTGCGCTGGCCACGTTATCGAGCAGACGCGGAGCGGTGCGACGATGAGCGCCGCCTTGAACTGTCCGCAGGTGGCTAGCTTGTCCAGCGCGGTCAGCGTGACCACGGTCTTGCCTTTGCCCGGGGACACGAACAACGCGGCCCGATCGTTGGCGAGCAGATGCTCGATCATCGGGAGCTGGTAGTCGAATGGTTTGAATGTCTCGGTCATGGCGTGATCAGGTCGATGAGTCGCTTGCCTGCGTTGATATCGTCGCAGCATGCCGTGAGAAAACCGTGGTAATGTAATCGGTCGAGCCAGCGCGTTTGCAGCGCGGTTAATTTTTTCCCATGCGCCTTGAACTCAATGAACAGGATGCGCTCGTTGTTGAGGAACATGCGATCAGGTTGTCCCTTTTGATTCTGACCAGACAGTTTCAGCGACAGGCAGCCTTTGCTTTTTGCATAGGCACAGACTGCCTGCTCGATGGTGGATTCTCTCATACTTGTGGGAGTGCTGGAATCTCAGACCAATAAGTGATGTAGTAATCGATCGCCTCGCCTGAGTAGGCATCCTGCCAGCCGTCGGTCTTAGTGTAGGTCGCCACATATATGCTCTCGCCATCCGTTGCCAGCACGATTCGCATCGTGTTTGGGTACGGGCCAGAGTTCCAATCTAGTGTCCATGCGGATGGTGCTAGGCTGTCGCGTTGGCGTTCTAGCGTTCTGGCAAACGCCCACAGCGTTGGATGGGACATTTTCGCTGCTGTTCCTAGCTTGTTTTCTAGGTGGTCGGTTTCTGGTGTGTCACTCATCGGCTTGATACTACTGGCTTTTGGTATGCATGGATGCCGAGTGCTGCGAACACATCGACGGGGTCGCGGCCCGACTCAGCGCAGCCTCGGATGAGTGCTAGGATAGCAGCACGGCGCGGTGTCATCTCGATCAGAGAGCGGTCACGCAGGTAGAGGATGTTGATGTCGATCACGTCAAAGTCCCATGCGAATCGAACGCCCTCGGCGACCTTGGTCGATGCTAGGTCGTCGGATGCCATCATGCGTTGCGCTGCAGCCGCGAGGCGCTCACGTTCGGCTTGTTTGGCAGCGAGGATGTCGCGGATGTGTCCAGTGCTGTCAGCCTCCGCTGCGAATGCCTGTGCAGCCTCCCGAGCTGCCCGAGCTTCAGCGAATGCCTGTGCCTCAGCACGTTCTTTCTCACGCTTGAGTCGTGCCATCTCCTCGGCGTGGTCGCCGACGATCTTAGTGATGCGCTTCTCCTCGCCCTCGATGGCAGCGATGAAATTGTTTGCGGTTGAGTCGATCAGTTTGCCGATCCGGTTGACCGGCTCCTTGACCAGCTTGCGTGACTTCTCGACCTCGATCCGCATCGCTGCGAGTTGGCGAGAAACAAACTGAGCGTCGGCGCTCTCGTCGTTGCTGGTGACCTCGGTGATGGTCGCTGCCTGGACTAGCAGCTCGAGCTTCCGCTCCTCGGCCTCGGGCGCGATGGTCAGTTGGTAGCCGTTGCCGACTAATATCAATGCTGTGGTTTCGGTGTCTGTCGTTTTTGTTATCATGGTGTTGTAGGGAAAAAGTTTTTTTTGCTTAGGTTGATGTGACCGGTGCAGATGCAGCAACCGATCAGCAACAGTCGGCAAGCGTGTTGGTAGCAGTGTTCGCAGTGGTCTGGTGGGCAGGTTTTTTCGCGTAGTTTTCTGGCGTTGGCAGCGAGTCGCTCGGAGATGCTCAGAACGGCTGATCCTCGGTCACCGCGGTCGGGTAGTCCCAGAGCGTCCACGGCAGCCGGCACAATAGGATCGGCGGTAGGTCGCGGCGATCCGGTCTGACTGCCAGCCAGACCACGTCCGAATCCATGCGATCGCGCATCACGCAGAGCGAGCTTTCGAAACTGTTCAGAGCTTCGTGCCACGTCTCGACCTCCCTGTCGGCGTTGGTCGGTGTCATGGGTATCGCCTCCCCCTCCGACCGTGAAAGGCTCCTCAGCGCAGCGTGGTGTGCCTTCTCCGTCACCTCGGCAGGTTGTGGCGGGGTCTTGATGCTCAGCACCATCCCCGCCGCACGGCGCTTTCCCAGCGATGGCGGATCAATCCGGTTGATTGCTGCCTCGAGCATAGGGTCGGCGACTCCTACATAGGGTTTGCATAGGGTTTCCCTAGGGTTTGCAGCGGCTTTCTTCGCGGCAAGTAGTTCGATGATGGTCATTTTGTGAGTTGAGTGATGATGGTTGCCAACTCACCGGCGCTGAGCGATGCACCAGCGGTAAACTCGACGCGACCACCTTTGATGCGCCATGCTGCGGACGTGTTCGTTGTAGTTGATGATCTAGCTGCATTGGATTGCTGTTGGATCATCCATGCCTTCTGCTCGCCCTCGGTGCGCAGCCGGTTGGGTGCGAATACCTGAGCGGCCTGCTCCTTGGTCAAGTCCTTGGCTTTGACGAGTAGGACATCAGTGCCTTGCTCGGTGTGGACGATGAGCGCGATTGGCTCCTCAATGAATCGCTCCTGCAGCGAGTATGGTAGCTTCTGCAATCGAGCGAAGCCGGGTGACGATGTCAGCAGCAACTGTGGATGCAGCGACTTGCGGCCCATCTGCTCGAAACGTCCGAGAATGCCAGCGTTGAGCTGTGGGCATTGTTGGATGATGTAGTCGTAGGCATGCGGGTCTTCCTCGACCAGCTCGACGAGGATTTCTCCGGCTTTGATCCATGAATCGACACCTACTTTGAAGAGGTCGATAAATGCTGTGATTCTTGTGCTTTGCGATGTCAGTGTTGTTGTCATTTTGTTTTCTGGTTTGGTTTTCCTATTGCTTCGGAAATCTGTTGCGCGGCTCCGACCATCACGAAGAACTGATCGGCGGCGGCTTGCTGGCGTTTGGCCGCGAGATACTTGCGTTTTGTTTTCCCAAGTTTCTCACGGTTGGCTTGGTAACGCTTGCGTCCATGCTCTGCAAGCTTCTCTGCGTTGGCTTCGCGATACTTGCGGACTTTCTCTGCGATCTTTTCACGGTTGGCTGCATGATACTTGCGGTTCTTCTCTGCAAGCTTCTCTGCGTTGGCTTCGCGATACTTGCGGTTCTTCTCTGCGATCTTTTCACGGTTGGCTGCATGATACTTGCGGTTCTTCTCTGCAAGCTTCTCTGCGTTGGCTTGGTAACGCTTGCGTTGACGCTCTGCAAGTTTCTCACGGTTGGCAACGCGATACTCTCGTCCATGCTCTGCAAGCTTCTCTGCGTTGGCTTCGCGATAGTTGCGATTCTTCTCTGCAAGCTTTTCACGGTTGGCTGCATTATACTTGCGGTTCTTCTCTGCAATCTTTTCACGGTTGGCTGCATGATACTTGCGGTTCTTCTCTGCAAGCTTTTCACGGTTGCGCATTTTATCCGCGATATTTTCACGGTTGGCTTCGTAATGCTTGCGGCTTTCCTTGCGTCTTTGCTCCCGCCAAGCCTCCTGCTGCTCGGGTGTCCATGTGTCGAATGCTTTTGGCTTAGACATGAGGTAGTAAATGTTCTCGCCCAGAAAGCCCCACCCCGCTTGCGCAAGGTGAGGCGATGCATTGTGCATTTTCCTTCTGTCCCGAACAGAAATTAGTATAGCGGCTCGTCGCCGAGTAGTGCCTGCAGCTCGAGCAGCCCGGCGACCAGTGCCGCGTCATCCGCCTTGTTGCCTGCCTGCGCCTTTGGCAGCCAGTTTTCGATCAGCGCAGTCACGCCTGCCTCATCGACCGATCCGAGCGATTTCCCCTTGTACTTGCCGATGTGTACGACGATCGACTCCCAGCCGGTCGGCGACTCAGCTTCTGGTGCAGGTGGCTTCGATCCATCTGCCTCGCGGTCACGGATCCGGATGTATTTTCCGCTAGCCTTGAGCGCCTTGTCCTTATCGGGCGACATGAACGAGATGTTGGCGTACGTCTTGTCGTCTACTTTCTCGTGTTGGATAATCAGCTTCACGCCAATTCCAATGATGTCTTCAAGATCAAACTCATCAAGTTCTGCCTCGGTCAGACTGCGACCCATCATCTTTTTTAAGTCTGCTCGCATTGCAGATTTTTCATGAAGTGATGGAGTGTAGCCTCTCGACCAAATGCAAAATCGGCGGTCGTTCTCTTCGTCCATTGCCTCGGTTTCAAACACGAGCCGGAACTCGTCTTTCTCGCCGTATTTTGTGACTCGTTTTTTCAATCCGGTGATGTCGACCAGCACGGCCTTGATCGGGCCGTCCGTCTCCGGGTGCGGGGTGAATGTGCTGTTTCTTTTTTCGCTTAGTTTCATTGGTGTTATTTATGTTTATTGGGAGAGAATATTAGTCGCAGTCGCGCTCAGGTGGGCTTTGCAGAACCATGCAGCGCACCTCGTCAATCTCACGTTCGGTCAAATGCAGTGAGAGACCGTCGAATGCTGATCGTGCATCAAGTATTTCTACCTCGGCATGCTCTGGCGGCTGCCAGTAGGTCGCGGCGACCGCTGGAGTGTACTGCACCTCAACGTCGATCTCGATCTCACGGATGATGGTTACAATGGTGGTCATAGGATGATAAGGATTGCGGTTGCTGCGATCGTGGCGATTGCCATTGCCAGCGTCAACCAACCGAGGCGGTTGAGACGTTGCCTGCGTCGGCGTTGGTAGAACTTGATCATGGATTTGTGGTTCATTGTTGGTACATGACTAGGACAACCAGCCAGATTGTGAGGTTGATGCCGACGAAGATTGCGAGGGTGATTTTCATGCTGTATTGGTGTTGGTATTGGTGTTGGTTGAATGACGAGGGATCGAACCTCGGCTGAGTTAATTAGGCAGCAAGGAAGATTGCTTGGGTGATTGTTTTTGCCCATACGCCAGCGGAATAGTCTGTCATGCTGTCGTGATTGTCATTGTGACGACGGACGCAGATGCAACAAATGCTGTCGCTTCCTCCGTTGCGAAAATACTCAATCACGTATCTGCATCCGTCTTTCGATGCTTGAATCATTCCGTTATTTTCAGTAACGATAAATCCGGCTTTTGTGAGTTTTTTTGCTGCGTTGATCGTTGTCATGTTGTATTGGTGTTGGTTGTTGTTGGCGTTGCGTCGTGCAACTGAAAAGAACCTAGGCAATGCCGAATCAAATGAAAAGACTTTTCTTCATTTATTTTTACGCAATGCGAGAAATCCTATATTCTACTAGGGACGCAGAGCAAAAATAATTTTCCCTTTAGCCTCAGAAACTACTGAGTCGCTTGGAAATGTTGGGCATCATATCCCCATTCAACCCCACCAGAAATCCATCCTTCGCGGTAAAAACACTCGATGATTTCGAGCGGCATGTTTGACCTGATCGGCCATGCGTCTTTGAAGCCGTTAGTCGTCGGTGCAAGGTCGATTGCAGCACCGTACGCATGCAGCGACCATGTGCTGCCGCCACGCTTTTGTCGGAAATTGTAGCACCCACCGAAGTCTGAAGCGATCCGCATGATTGTTGGATCGTCGCCGTGCCGCGATTGGATGTCCTCTAAGATCCGCATCAGTGAGTGGGCGCAGTTTTCGTGTACTCGCGAGGTCAGCACCTGCTTGCCCTGGTAAAAAGTGGGAAAAGGAAACGTGATCTTGTCCAGGTTGTTTTCATTCCCTGGCGATCCGTAGAATGCTTTCAGTGCCGCCTGCGACTGTAGCGGCCATGGTGACGGGTTTGGCATCAGAGCATGCAGGTGAGCGCGACACGCCGCGATCGACCTCGGCCCCCAGAATCCATCCGGCTCGGTGCATACGCGCCTCTGCAGCGCCACGATCTCGCTATGCACCATGACTATTTAGTCGCGTGGTACTCAACTTGGATCGCGCCGGTGACCGGCTCGTACTTAATGCGCCCGTGTTCGTTCATGAACTCAAATCCACCACTCGATGGAGCGCAGGATGTGCAGAGCGACATCAAAGCCACAATCGCACCGAGAGCGATGAGAATCCAGATGCCTGGTAGTGCTGAGTCCATGATCATTTGGCTTTGACGTTTAGGATTCCCATCAGCGCAAGGCCGACGACAAGAATGCTGTTTTGCAACTCTGGATCGAGCTGCAGACCGCAGGCCATGGCGATGGCGATCAGTCCGCGCCAAGTGGATTCTTCCTTCAATTTTTCGATGATTGCGTTCATGTTATTTCAGGTTTTTAGTGATGATAGAGATTGCCGATAAAGTCGAAACGATGATCGCGGTTACCAGCGCCACGGTCTGCAACCACGGGTTGATCTCGGCAGGTACAATGTTAATAAATAGCCCGGCAATCGGTGCGCCAATACCGTAGAGAAATTTTGTGCCGAGGTCGGTCTGATCGAATGGATTCATTATTTTGGTGTGGCTGTTGTGGTGCGAACGATTTTTGAAATTCTGAATCCTTTGGGGATGGTCGGTGCTGGTGGAACGATCAGCGTAGCAGACGGCTCGCTCTCGCCAGCAATGTTGCTGCCGGTCACGTTGACAGCAGTCCGAGCGTCAGGTATCTGGACTGTGATCTGCGTGTCGCTGGTCGATGCTATAGGTGATCCATTGACATAGAGCATGTAGCTCTCTGCATCGAGCGTAGCGTCCCATGCAAATGTCACCGTTCGCTCGGCTAGTGCAGAGGTGGCTAGCATTAGCATGACCAGCAGCACTCTCATCATGGTTCTGGCTCTGGCGGTGGTTCGGGTGCAGGCGGTGCGATGTATACAAACGTCGTGCCGTCGAAGACAATGTCTGACCGCCCAGCAGTTACAGGTGCGCGGGTAGAGAATGCTGGTACGTCCAGCGCGTCCAGCGATGAGTTGACCGCAGCACCCAGCGATGAGTTGAGCGCAAATGTAGCGAGCGTCGTTGGGATGTCTGCGTTGAGAGTCTCAAGCAACTGATCAGTAGGTGTTGCCCAAAACGCAGAGTTGGTACTGGTGAGCGTTACAGCTAGGTGATGCGTTGCTTGACCTGCTTGCAAGATAAGTGATTCCTTAGCGGCTTGGTTTGCTTCTGCTTCGGTGAGTTGGCGAATAATGGACATAATGTTAGCGTTATTTTGCGACCCAACCCGTGTTCGTGGCTGTGCCTGATTCTTTCACATATAAAGTGGTTCCTGTTCCGCCGTCTGTGCGAGTGTAAATATCTCCAACTGATCCTAAAATTGTTGACTCTGGGGAACCCGTGCCCCTCTTGAAATTGCTAGCAGTGATGGCACTCACGATATTAAGCCCACCTGCCATTGACAGCTCCATTAGAGTGGTTGCGTCATTATTGCATGACCAGCGAGTATGTGGCAGCGTCCATGTTGCTGCTGTTGCCACAGCACTGTAAATAAATCCCGCTACACGCTTAAAGCTGTCAGTGTCCAACCCCCGAAAAATAAAAGCCATCGACCGTCTAGTGGACGTTGGCGCGTTGCGCGACGAAATCCAATTATTTCCTGTCCCTCCTCCAGTGTCTAAAATTAAATCTCCAGTGGCAATAATTACTGATCGGGAAAGCCCGTTCTCCGTCCCACCAAGCATCGTGAGACTCGATGGAAAACTCTCAATAAAACTGACATTTCCAAAATTAACGGAATAAGCAGCTTTGGATGCTGAACCCATAAAAATCCGTTGCCCACTTAGCGTCGGGACTATATACAAAGCATTAGCTGAAACATTAATTGTATCGGTAGCAGTGAATGCATTGGCTGACGATAAGTACCGCGTATCCGCGTCGCCCTTAGTTATGAGGCTTTGTACATTTGCCGCCGCTAGTGTGCCAGTAGTCGCTGCACTTGTCGGGCGGGTGGTGCTGGTAAATTCATAGGCACTTGGCAGAGTGGTCGAGAGACTCACCACGCCAGAGGTAACGTCGATAGGTGCTGTGCCTGTGACTGCTGTGCCGCCCGATCCATTTGCCGCTGTCGTCACACGTCCAGTGCTATCCACCGTGATATTCGCGTTGGTGTATGTCCCTGCTGATGTCGTTGCGGCCAAGCTGATCGCCCTGCCCGTGACAACCACAGGAGAAGTGCCGGTGTATAAAAATTCTTTTTGTACTTTGAGAGTTAAAGTAAAAGCTAAATTTGACGCAATTCTTAAAATGCAAATCGCAGGTCGAGTTGGCAAGATTGTGCCTGTACTATAACTAACGAATCCCGTCCACCGCACAATGATCTCACTCGCTGATCGGGATATAAGCTCCGATTTGGTTAAGTTAAACCTGTGAGTAAATCCCCCGCCTGCAACACTTAAAAAATCGACGTGAACAACAGTCTCATCAAAGTCAAACGACTCGTAAAGTACAATATTTGTTGCAGTAGCAATCCCCGAAAATATACCTGTGCGAGCAACAGCAGAAACAACAGGTGTAGTCCATTCAACAACTCCTGTTGCGGTAAGAAAAGATCCGTTAAGGAATACACCACCAGAAAAGTGTATCTCGTCGTCGCATGGCTCATCCAGAGCTTTTGTCAACCTCCCCTGTGCATCCACTTGTACGAACGGAGCTTGATAAACCCCAGCCGTCACTGCCGTATTCGCCAGCGCGATTGTGCCTGTCGTCGTGACTGGCCCACCCGTCAGCCCTGTACCAGTGGCTACGCTGGTCACGGTGCCTCCGCCGCCAGCACCTGATGGCCCCGCTGGCCCACGCGCCCCGGTGGATACCGAGTAAGTTGTCGATCCTTCGCCTGTGATGACTGTCACTTGCGTTGATCCACTATTATTTACTATGACTGTTGCCATTTTTAGAAAATGAGGTCAGGCTTGACTGCGAGCGTACCGATGAGCTGCACCTTTATGATGCCAGCCGCGTCGGTCGTCTCGAGCGCCCATGAGTAGATGCCGGCATCGATCGTCAGGAGTCGATTCTCGACCGTTACTGACCAGAGGCGAGCGGTTGTCACGTTGAGTGTAATCTCGCCGCCCACGGCACTGCTGAGCGTCAACACGGCAGCGCCAGTGCTACCCTGTAGTTGGAATCGTGCCGATGACAGCACCGAGTCGTACTCAGTGCCGTCGGTCGAGTCGATGCGCCATGTTAATCCGTCCCAAGTTGTGCCTTTATAAGCACAGGGAAGCTCGATGGCAGGAGGCGATTGGCAGCAGCTCATATGTTTTCATTAGACGTTGCCGAAAACAGTGATCTGGATCGCCGATGGGCCGGTAGGAGTGTACGTGTATGTCGTCTCAGCCAGACCCGGGACAAACATCGTGTTGCCGTTTGTGCCGATCGTAAACAGATCGTCGACGTTGCCATCCACCAAGAATGCTGACCCGTTAGTTTTGTACAACTCACCAGCGATGCTTGTCATTGTTGGAATAGTAGTGCCTTCAAAATCTTTTGCATCTCCATCGTAAATCAGCACGCCTGTGGTTGCAGTTCCAGCGGTTGTGTTAGCCGACGTGGCAGCAGCCGTGATGCCTGTGGCTGTGCCTGTAGCGATTGCGACGTTCAGCGTAGCATCTGTCGCCGGATGAACATGATGCGTGATGTCGCCTGATACAACGTAGGTTGGTTTGCGAGTCAAGATGATCGCGGTCGTCGTTCCATTCACCGTGAAGCGACCACCCACATCGGTGTCGGCAGCAAGCGCTGTCCGAACCTTGGCAGCCCATAAAGTTGGAGTGTCAGCATTAGCAACAGCAACCGAAATGGCTTTAGGCGATCCGGTCATGCCAGCGGACGTTACAGTGATGGTGGCGTCACCTGCAGCCGACACAGTACCGGCTGCGGTCGCCGTCTCAACTTGTGCAGTGCCAGCAACGTATGCAGTCGAGCCGGTTGTTGATCCGGTCAGGCGATTTAGGCTTAGGACATTGCCCGAGGCCGAGAAGAATGCCTGCAGCGAATACGCAACGGTAGCCGTCAGCGTGGTGATTTCTGGATTCGCTCCGATCTGCACCGTGCCGACCACATTCGTGCTGGCTGGGATGGCTTTGCAATTTAATCCAGTGGTGGCTTTGATGTTACTGAGGTTCATAAAGTTTTCTTGTTCAGTTTTATTCGCGATGTCAAACAGATGGTGGGTTCAAAGCCGAGTCGCAACACCCTGACACTTTTCGGACAGTTGGCGGGTGGGCCTTGTTGGCTAACTCAAACAAAGCCTTAGCTGATGCCTCATTGTTTTCCCCGGCTTCGATGCATGAGTCAAGTCATTTAAAAAGAATGGCCGCGTTAAAAGTTAATGGTTAAGTTAATAGAAAGTCTCCAAACAGGTATATGTGTATCTTTCACCGTAATTAGGATCCGAAAAAAAATTACGATCAATTACTATTTTTGATAAATCCGCTGTGAGTATGTAATCAGGAGAGAAATAAGGGGCAAGGATATACCATTTACTACGATACTTAAAAAAAATAAATGCGTAAAAGGCAAATACATTAGGCGTGTAAGAATCAGCATGAGGACTATACAATGATGGTTGTAGAGCGTATCTATCTAAATTTGCAAAAGGAAGATTAGTATAAAATAACGCAAGCCCATCTTTAATAGCCGAGGTCGCTGTGGATGTAAACTCGGTCACGCTTCCAGAATAATTATCCTCTTGTTTATAGTGAACAACTTTCACATTGAATTTCCAAAGAGCAAATACATCGATAGACGTTTCAACTACAGGGTTCAGGGCACTCACATCTGCAAAAAATTCATCAGATACAGACGAATACTCATCACCAACAGGAGCCATTAAACATATGTCAGACATTTAAGCGGGTGGTAGTGCTTTAAAGTCTTGAGAAGCCGTAAGTTTAATCGTGCCAACTACTCCGTCCTTCCAGCAGTAAAACTCAATAGAGACAAGCGTGCCGGTCAGAGAAATCTTTCTGCCAGCGTGACCGCCTTGCCCGGTCGTCTTTGACTCAGCCAGCGCCAGACCACTGCTGTGTGCTTCCGTATTAACCTCGAGGGCCGCATAGACAAAGTCTTGCATCAAGTCCTTTGCGGAGATGCGGTACGGGTAGCCAGCCCCACCGACTGCTGGTGGAATCTTCGCCTTCTCTGAAAAATCTACTGGTATTTTAGGCATTGACTTTTGTGTAGCCGGGGCCGAAGTATCGATTAAATGTTACATCCAACTCAACAAAGTTTCCAAAATTACGTTGTGCAACAACTTTAATTTGTGGCTTAAACAATCTGAATTGTTTAGAAAAATAGCCGTCTAAACTTTGACCTATATTTGGGTAATTATAATAATCATAATAGTTATTCACAACCGATGATTTTGTAAATGTAATCGGTTCTGGCCCTGTTCCGTCATCGTAATATACTGCATTAGGTTCAGTAAGAGGTGAATCGAACAGATCTTTGTCTCTAAAATTTATAATTTCACCTACAGGCACAACAAATTGAAAAAACAAATCATTGAGAGATATACGCAGGTTGGTAGTGTCAACAATAAACCCGTTCTGAGAGCCTAGTAAGAAAGTGGTATCGTATCCGTAAATCTCTTTCTCTATCACTGTCGGAGGCGGTACATCAGTTCTTGTCCTGCCGTAGTAAGAGGCCATCAATTCAGTGATGCCGTATTCTTTCCTGACCTCTTGCGGTTCTGGGTAAAGGTATAACCCATCGACTGCTGGGTATGTGTCATTATATATCCCTGTGCCGACTTGAAAATATTGGCTTCTTACCGATTGGATTTGTGATGTTTTTACCGCATAGGTATTATCAACACGAACCAGCCCACTGGTAAACGTGTTTACCGTTCTGCCGGGTAATTCGAAAACATCCCCGCCATCTTTTGTGTATAAAGTACTCATATTCCTAGTGCCACCTGTGGAAGTTTTGGTTCGATTTTTGCAACGAGGTCACGGATCGCTTCGACGATGCCTTCAAGTTTGCCTCCTGGCACATCACCGTTCTTAGGGCCGCCCGGTGGGCCAGGTTGACCGTTGCCACCCGGTGGATTGATCATTGGATTATTTTCTAGCGCATCTCTGACAGCCTGTTCTGTCGTTTTGCGATTCCAGCGGTTGCGGCCCTTGGTGTCGATGTTGAGTCTCTTCGCCATATCGCGCACGCTAGTATTGATCTTGCTTGGCTTATCTCCAGTCACCGTGTCGAACATGTCTTGCAGTTTGATGTCCTCCTCGCGACCAGCAAGAAGTCGTGCCTGTTTACTTGCAGTGATGAAATTATCTTCGCCCATTGCCGCATCAAATCGGCTTTTGATTGCTCCGCCCGGGTCGAGTCTTTGCCCTTCCTTCCCTTTTTTAATGTCAGCATTCATCTGCTGCGATGCGGTGAGCTGTTCTTTTTTCTGAGCAGTGATTTGCTGCTCAATGGAGAGATTGTTTTGCAAGCTATTACCCTGTGCCTGACTGGCTGCTGTCATGGCCTCGGACGTTGTCTTGCCCTCTTTTAATGATCTTTCAAAAGTTGTGTAGTAGAGCTTTTGTTGCTCCAGTTCTTTGACTAGCTGGGTGTTGCCTTCAGACCTTGCCTGAGAGATGTCAGCTTCAAACTCCTTGATCTTTTCTGCATTGCTCGCACGCTCACCGCCGCCTTTTATCTGCAACGATAAAGCGATTTCATCCATGTTGATTTTTTTTATCGCCTCTTCATTCTGAGCTTTCAGCAACCTGAGCTTCTCAGTTTGGAGTTCGTTCTCCATTGCGACCGTATCGACGAGCTTGCCTGCTTTTCCAACCGCATCATCATATGCTTCGCGCATAGGTTCCATCGCGGCTTTTGTGTTTTGTGCCATATCGGCAAGCCCATTTCTTACTGTTCTGAAATAATTTTCAGCAGCACTTTCATCGGCTTTTCCAAGTATCGACATTTCTGCCGATGCATCATTAAGCCCAATGGCTGATAACAATTCTGCCAAGATTTTTTTGATGCCTGCGGATGCCTTGCTTAATACCCCGTCAACAATCGACATCAACACGGTCAAAATGCCAGAGCCTTCCACTAGCACAGGGATCGCAGCCATTGCGCCACGGATAGCTGCATAGATGGAATTGATTGAGTCGGCAATCTGCAACTTGATACTGCTGAAGACTAGGTTGAACGCATTGCCAAACTCGCCCATGTTCACCGCCTGGAGTGCGGCCGCAAAGCCTTCCATGGCATTCGAGCCGCCGGTCAGCACCTCACCGAGCCGCATGCCGATCGCCGCGGTGTCGATGCGGGATAGCAGGCTGGTCACCAGCTCGATCGCCGGAGCCATCCGATCCATCAGACCAGCGGCGAACTCAATGAACTTGCCTTTGATGACGGTGATGTTGTCCGAGATGTTGTCGAATATTTCTGCCGACCGAGTCATCACCTCGGGCATGCTGCCAAGCTGTGATTTTGCCACATCGATCTCATCGCTGAGATTTAGTAGCACCGGCAGCAAAGCGCCACCGCTTTTGCCAAAGATGCCCATGGCTAAAGCTGCACGTTGTGCTGGGTCATCGACATCCTTGAGTCTTTCCGAGATCATCTTGAGTTGCTCGACCGGAGCCTTGCCCTTCAAATCATCGAAGCTCAGACCAAGTTTTTTTAATGCCTCGACATTCTTCTCGCTGCCATCGGCTGCATCGATCATGAATTTCTGCAGCTTGTTGACCGCTGGCCCGACTGCCTCAGCCGACGATCCAGCATTTTGGAATGCTCGTTGTAATACCATCAGGTTCCCAGATGTCTCGCCTGTCCGATCACTCAAATCCTTCAGCTCGCCGCCCATGTCGAGCGCACGTCCAAAGTCTGCCAAACTGCCAGCGATGGCATTGCCAGCGAGGTTCAACGCACCGAATCCAACAGCGAGCGCAGCGCCTGCTTTGACCATCGAGCCAAAAGATGCACCGACCGACTTCGATACTTTTTTAACGGTATCGTCGATCGTCTCTGTCGACTTGTTGACCTTCTTTACGGTTTCCGTAAAGCTGACATCCTTCGCTGAGAACCCGACTGTTATGTTATTGCTCATCCTAGAAATTTGAATGCGTCTTCAATAATGCGCAGCGAGTCAAACGATGGTGAATTATTTACATACGTCCGGTGGATGCCTTTGGAATAAAGGTCGCAGTCGATGATCTGCAGTCCAGCGGATATAGGCAACTCTTCCATGATCTCGGTGTAGCCCCAACCGGTCACGGATGCTATGTGCCAGACATAGCTCGCGATCCAGTTGGGTGTGGCTAGTTTTTTGACTCGGGCGATTTAGTGCTTGGGTTGAGCGCCGTCGAGGATGCCGCCAGATAGGTGTTCATGGATTGATTCATGATCTCGACATACTGATTCAACCCGGTGTGATACGGCACATGTTTCTCGATCCAGTCGTCAACGGCGTTGAGGAATTCAGTCTTGTTGTTCACTACCGAGCGGATCGTCTCCTTGTCCTCGCTGTGCAGGTAAACGAACGCTGCGGTCTTGGATGTCGGGTCGCCGAAGTCGTCGTCGAATACATGGTTGCGTTGTAGCCATGACAAGCTAAGCCCGGTCATCGGGCGCAGGACAAACTTGCCCTTCTTCTTTTTGCCGTCGGTCATGCCGTCATGTCTCAATGCTTCATCGTCTGTTAGTTCATTCATATTTGTAGTGGTTAGATTAATTTGGAAATAGCGAGCTTGGTGGCATCGCTAGCGTTTTCCGAGACAGCGACCTGCCGCCCGTTCACATCGATGACCACCATCTTCGGTGTGGCTTTGATGTCGGTGATCAACTCATCACGGTTGGCAGCGTATGCTCGCAGGTAGTTGATGACGTTCTCTGGGTCTTTCTGAGCCAGTGCATCAGCCCCAGTCGTCATGCCCTTCAGCACCGCCTCAGCGGATAGTCCTGCTGCGTTAGCAGGCTCAAACCAGTATGTGGTCGAGTCCTTTCCGTCACGCCTCACCATGCATGTAAATGCCACCTTTTTAAACCCGAGCGTCAGCAGTGCCGTCGCGGTCTTGAGGTTGGATGTATAGAATAATTTCTGCGGAGTCATATTTGTTTGCCCTCAATTTTATGCCGGAGGGCGAACGGCAAGTTAAGATTAAACGGTCATCGTCGATGCGTATTGTGTCGCGCTGATCGAAACCTTTTTGAACTCACCTTGGCTGCTCGACTCGTTGACTGAGTCCACGATGATCGTGCCGCCGCTGAGACCGCCTGTGTTGGTGACATTGGAAAGGGTTAGCAATGCGGCCACATTGTAAGCGACCGAGCCATTGACAAATCCTTCGAGTGAGATTGCTGCTGTCAGACCGGAATGGGCCACAGCGACAATATCGTTGACGGCATCGCGGACTTCGGTTTTCACCGATGTCACGTTGCGTGAGAAACTGGTGAGAATGAGATCCGACTCGTTGACGATACCGTACTCGAGATCGCTCGCGGCTGCGCTTTTGTATACTGTTGCTGGCATAATGGTTGGTGTTCTCCATTTGCCCTGATGTCAAATCACGGCTGATCGATCTGCGGCTGCACGTCGAATCTCGTGCAGAGAGTTTCGATGCTGAATAAAACTTCGAGGATACTCTCGTCCCACTCTTGAGTGCTGCCCGAGTACGTCCACGAGTAGACTTTGACTAGGTCACTGGTCGCTGCCTTCATGAAGCTGACATCGGTGAGGATCGTTTCGATCTGATCAATCCATGCATCGATGTCCTCGTCGTCGCCAGCATGGACGCGCAGGGTTGCGGTCAACTCGATCCGCTCGACGTTCTGCAATGCCTCGCTGTGCGCGGTGGCGCTGGTCACATCGACCGCGATCAACGGCAGTGCTAGCTCGCCGCGTTGCTTGGCATCGACGATCACGATTGATTCGTCCGGCTTGCTCGCTTCCAGCACGGCGATCAGGGAAATTTTAATGCGTTGAGAGGTGGTCATTTAAGTTGCCGGTTGGCTTTCTCGATGGTTTTTGCAGTTGTGATAGTCATCCATTTCATTCCGTTTATCATACCGTCGGCTGCAGCTTTTGCTACGTCCGCAGTGTACTGGATTTTTTTAATGTAGGTTGTTTCGTTGGAAATATGCACTGCTGTTTTCATGCCTTTCCCAGATACCGTGTGGCTGCCTTTTGCACCGTTTAAATGGCGCTTAATGATGCCATTAACTCCGCTCATCTTTGGCTTGCCTAGGTCGTTGGCGATCTTCACCCACGCTGCTTTTGCACGTCCTATTTTTGCCACTGCGAGTTTTTTATAGGTGTCTCGATCAGATACAGAAATGAGGTTGAGCCACGGCTTGCCTTTTTCCTTGCGAAATAATCTCTTAGCAACTACCCCATTTTTCCTTGCTCCATAGTGAGCGTCTTTCATGTTATTCGTCGCCGGGAATGCCCCAAGGTTGGTTCCGAACCATGCCCGATCAACCTGAGCTGCCACGCTTTTTTGAAACTTTCCCATATGTCCTTCGATGCCGTATGGCTGCACCGTTATGGCAAGGCGCTTGCATGATGACTTGGCGATCCGTTTCATGCCCTCCTCGGCAGTCTTGCCAGTGGCAGCCTCAAACTCAGCAATCGTGCGCTCGAAATGAGCGATGATCGCTTTGTTGGTTTTGATGTGCATCTCCACGCTTTATGCGCGGAGTCAAACCTCACGCAGCCTTGCGCCGGTTGAGGCGTGGGCATTGCGGAACCCAGCGCAGCACATCATCGGTGCGGCCAGCGACGTAGCGAGCGCGTGGGTTGCGGACAATCGATCCTTCACCGCCTGCGGTCACGATCTCGTCGGCATGCTCGATGAGGTGTTGGGTGTCGGTGCAGCGAACTTGTTTGACGATGCCAACGTGAGCCGGAAGATCGATGGTTAGCAGTTGCTTGTAGCGAGCGCGAAATGGTGCGGCGCTCGGTGCGTCGAACGCTTGGAATGTCAGACCGTGCCAGCCTGCAGCCATGAGCGTCTGGATCGCGTTGAAGTTGCCGCGACCAGCAAACAACTCACCGTCGAGTGCGATGGCTGGCATGCCAGCTTTAAACCATGTTGGAGCGGATAGGACGTTGCCTTCGCGAGTGATGAACTCAGCACCGTCCCAGATGACGCGCCATCCGTCCAACTTCTCCGACATCATCCATCCGTCAACCGATTGGCCTTGGTAGTCGCGGAGAAGAGTTACTTGCATGTCCCTTTCTAGGCGTTGCCTACTGACTTGTAAAGACTTTTTTTTAACGAGAATCACCGGCGCTCGCCAGCGTGAACGTAATCGCCACGTTGCCGACCGCGACCTCGGCCACGCGGAATGCATCGCCGTCGATTGTGCAGCGTTTCTGGAGCAGCGCGTTCGGCGTGGTGACTGCCCCTGGCTGCGCGACCACGGTGGCTTGCAGGTCGCTCTCCAGTCCACCCAGTGCGCCCTCGTAGCTTTTGCGAGCATCGTTGAATACTACCGAGAACGTCTGACCGGCGCAGACCATCGTGCGTGTGCCGATCAGGTCGTCTGTCTCAGTGTGTCCTCCATTCAAAAAGTCATCAATGCCGCTCATGCCCTAGGCACGATGTCAATTCGGCTCGGGTGCTGCAGTGGTCGCTGCGTTGTGCTGATAGAAGTGCAAAACTTCTGGGATATGAACCGTTGTCTCCGCCATCCGCCGAGCTTGCTGACACCAGATCAAGTCCTCGCCGTAGTTTGTCTCACCAAACTGGCAGTGAGCGATGCGGCTGCGCCTCCATGCATTGACGTGCCATGCATCGCGCTTGGTGATGCCGCCCGGCTGGTAAGCATGGTCGCCCTGCCCGAGTTGGAAATTCACCATGCTGTGCTGGCCGTTGTAGGTCGCGCCCTGCAAGAACGTGATCACGTCCGGTGAATGGCCAGAAGCTGCCTTTATCAACTCCTCGACGTAGGTGTCGGCGATGTCATCATCATCATCGACAAAAGCAATGTATTGCCCACGAGCCATGTTAAGCAGCGCCTGCCGCTTCGCGCCGATCGATCGCTTGCGGTTGTCACTCAGGATCAGATGCTCGACGGGGCGATTGCCGATCTGCTCCTCGATGCTTGCTTGCAGCGATTTCATTTGTTTCTCGCGCCCGGGTATCGTCGGTGTTAGTATTGACAGGATCATTTGTTTTTTTTCTAAAGATTGCGTCGTAGTTGTTCCAGTAGGTTTTTTTATTTACTGGTCGCGGAGTGTCACCTTTGCCGGCACTCATGCTTTTCTCATCCAAACCCTCCCGATTTGTGCAATCTCGTAACCGTTGGCCGCCGCGTGTTCATCGACTGCTCGTTTGACCTCATGCCACGGGTAATCGTGACCCGAGAAGATACCGTTAGGCTTGATTTTTGGAAACCATGCGGCAAGGTCTTTGACCACAGAATCGTAATCGTGCGCTGCATCGATGTAGATGACATCGATCGTCCCGTCCTCAAACAATTCTGCAGATTCTGCAGAGTCGCCCTCGATGACTTCAATCATTTTCCGAACTCCAGCATCTGTTGTGTTCCGCTCGAAAACCTCGCGGATGCTGCCACCATGTTGTTCGACTGCTGCGGTGTGCGCCGGTTGGTTTTGCTCGCCCTTGAACGTATCGATGCAATAGACGGTTGCAGTCTTTTCAGCATCTTGAAGTGCTTGGCAGAAAACAGAGATTGACTGACCCATCCACGATCCGATTTCAACGAATGTTTCACCATCAGGAATTGCCTGAGCGATCGTCCGATAAAACTCTGAGTAGTCACACCAGCCTCCAATATCTGCCGGAACCTTCACTCCCGCCTTGATTCTCTCAAAAGTCTTGCTGCCTCGGTCGTAGTTCTGCGTTGAGTTGCTCCGAGCGTAGGTTTCATCCATCTCTGCCTTGCCGAACGCTGGGTGCAGATGCTCGATCACGATGTGCTTCGCATCGATGACCACGTCATCTGCGTAGGCGCGGTCGGTGAAATGATTGTCGCTGAATACGCTGAAGAACTCGGGGTGGAATAGATAGCCCTGTTGCTTGTATCTGGCACGGGTCAGGATCGCCATGCACAGCAGGTTGTCGGTGCGGTGACCGTCTGATACTGCCAGCACTGCAGGCTTAGATGCGTCGCCGATCGCGTCGATGATCAGTTTGTCCCAGTGCATCGGCGGCTCCCAGTCGTCGCTGAGTTGTATCAGGATTTCGCCCTTCGAGAACCATGCTGCCTCGTTCCATGCCGCGACTGGGCCGCGCAGGTAGTTCATCGCGTGTCGGCAGGTCACGAACGGCCCGATCGTCTCATCGTCCTCATCGAGTGCGAAGATATGCTCGATCGCGTCGGGGTCTGCTGCTCGGTCAAGCCATGTTGCCCGTGCCTTGTATGCCATCGCTGGTCGTCCTCGAGTTGCGTGCAGCAGGCTGATCTTCGCGCCGTGCAGGATGAAATGGTTTGCCTCGATCGCGTTCGCCTCCTCGTGCCGGTCATTGGCTCGCAGGCACATGCCGCGCACCTGTATGCCCTGCCATGCGTAAAACTTTTTCCGGCTGTTCCACCACCAGGAGGATGGTTGCGGTAGGTTGATCATGACTTCCGACCAGCCGAGCGCGAGTGGAAACTGGTTGGCTTTGAGCGCCTCCATTGCTAGCTCGGCGTATGCCTCGCGGCGTGCTGGATCGACCGCGATCGCTTGGAGGTATAGTTGCGATCTGGTGGCCGCGTCAGGCGACATCTGCCCCATGATGAGAAATGCCTCGTAGCGCTCCGGCTGCCCTGCGTCGGGAGCCATGCACAGTCTTGCGGCGGTCGCTGTTGCCTCCTCTATCTGACCCAGCGCACGTTCGCTTTGCATCGTGTAGAATAGCTGACTGCTGGTCAGCTCGTCCTCGGGGATCGAGCGGAGGATGCGGAGATTGCGCTCGTCGCTGCTGGCCGCTCGCTTGCCGTGTGGAAGGTGCAAAATCTGCACCTTGTCGAACCGAGCCATCGGCACGTCTGGAGCAAACTTGAGTGACTCATGGATCGCATTGATCCAGCGTGCCGCTCCACGCCGCCAGATGCGCTCCCTGTGCAGCGTGATACCATCGTCGGGGATTGCGTACGGCATCAACACACCGTGTATGTCTTCGCCGAGCTGTGGCAGCATCTTGCGTATGGTCGCGCAGTCCTCTGGCGTGATCACATCGTCGGTGTCGGCCCACATGATCCAGTCGCCGGTGGCAAGATCAAGAGCTGCATTGCGAGCTGCACCGAAGTCATCGACGTGCGGCCAGTCTTGCACGTTGTGGTACTCGCCAATGATACAGCCACGAGCCACGGCAATGTCCATCGTTCCGTCTGGCTCTTGGTTGCCGCATGCCTGTACAACTATGATCTCGTCGGCGATCTTCTCAAAGTGGTCGAGGAAGCGGGTGATATAGTTCTCGACGTTGCCGACAATGACACAGAGGCTCAATTTGTTTTTCATATTTGTGCGGGTATTCAAGCAGCATTCTTGCTGCTGGCAAGGCAAAATAAAACCGCCACCCCGGTTTCCCGAGATGGCGGCGAATGACTACAACCCAGAAAAATTAAGGGATCGTGACGATTGCAAGACCGAGAGTCAGTGCAGGAGTGAATCCGAACAAGCACTCGAAGTTGGCAAAGTGCTTGCCAGTCGAGGTGTTGTAGTGGCGGCGATAGCCCATCGTGATGCCGTTCGAGGCGGTCACTTGCTCAGCAGCGAGATACTCACCAGCGGCTTGTGGCTCGAGGTAGCGCATCGCGATTGCGATCGAGTCAGGATGTGCAACGAATCCGCCGAGCTTGGTCATCGCGTTTGCTGGCATGATGTTCGACTCATAGATACCCATGCCGAGTAGGCGTGGAATCTGACCGTCGCGAACTGCTTCAGCTCCACCGTAGTTGAGTGCTTGAGCAACTCCGTTGGAGGTGAGCAGTCCGGTGTAGATTTCGCTGTCAGCGATCAAGCTGAGGCGGTCGGTCGGCACGTTCCGCTGGGCGAGTACTTTGCGGAGTGCGCCCATCTGCGCGATGGTGTAGTTAGCGCCAGAGGTCGTGAGGATTGCTGCACCGAAGTTAGCGACCGTGATCGCGCTCCAGATGTCGGTAAGCACGATGCGAGCGAGCGACTCACCAGCTTGGATCGCGAGGTTGTCCATGACCGCTGCAGAGCTGTTAGCAACTTGCACGTCGGTAAGGTCGATCGAAGCGATGCGGTGTTTGTCGATGCTGACAGTGGCAAATGTAATTGCACCGCCGCCGACTTCATACGATTGGTTGAAAGTGGTTGCGGTGATTCCGCTGATTAGCGGCACGATGATCGCGTCACCTTTACGACGAGCGTCGCCGCTGAAATCACGAGTGAATGCGTTGAGTGGTGCGAGCTTCGCCACGAACGCTTGAAGAGCGATCTGTGTAAAGATTTTGTCGTTTAGAGCAATGGATGACATGATGTTATATTAGTTGAAATTTTTAAATTGATTAGACTGCGTAGCGGTTTTTGTCGGAGAGGATTTCTGCTTTGTGCAGAGCAAAGTATTCGGCTGCCTCGAGCGGCTTCATTGATGCCATAGCTTTGAGGTGGCTGACTGGTGCTTCGTTGGTGTCGCCTGCGAGAGCGACCGGAGCTGGGTGACCAGTGCTGGCGAGCAACTCGGCAGCGCGGACGTTGACCTTGTCGTCACTAACTTCGGTCTGCTCTTCGAGCTTCTCGATCTTGGTCTCAAGCTCTTTGACTTTCTCGATCGTTTCGACTGCTGTCTCTTGCTCGGTGGCAAGCTCGGCGCGAAGTTGAGCGATGACCTCGGCGTGACCGCTGAGTTCTGCGATGAGTGCTTGGGCTGTGGTTAGGTCAGCGCGAAGTGTGTCGTTCTCGGCGATGGCCGCTTCGATCTTGACGGCTTCGTCGTTGCCCGGGAATAGTTTTGAGAGAATGCTCATGCTTTTTGGTGCGGTGTCAAATTGCATGACCTCTTTGCCGTCCTTCAGAATGACATCGACAAATCCATTTGCCTTCGCCTCGTCGGCAGTCATCCAAGTTTCTGCCATCATCATTTTGCGGATATCGTCCTCGTCCATGCCACTGCGCTCGGCGTAGATGCCAGCGATCTCTGCGCTGATGCTTTCGAGTAAATCAGCCTGTTTATTGAGTGCGCGTGCATCACCGGCGGCGATCGTGCTGGCTTCGTGAATCATGACGCGGCTGCCTGCTGTCATGCGGCGATTGTCGCCTGCCATTAGGATCACGCTGCCCATGCTGGCTGCCAGTCCGTTGACAGTCGCGGTGATCTCCACGCCGCGTGCCGACATTTCTCGGAGCGCGTTAAAAATCCGCTGACCTTCAAAGACCGATCCGCCTGGTGTGTTGATCTCGATCTCGATGCCGTCGATCGCGTCGTCAGCTTTGCAGACGATCTCGCCGATGCACATCTGTGCTGCGACTGCTCGGCTGCCATAAAGTTTGTCGAGCTTGTCGATCAGGTCGTCGGCGGAATCTTTGTTCACGCCGCTGTTGAGCTTGACCTTGCCAAGTCGGTTGTTGATTTCGATCTGCATAAAGTTGTTGTCGGTGTCAAGTTCGCGCTGTCTCGGTGTGAGATTGATCGCCATTTGATGCCATCTCGTTAGGTGTCAGCATCGACATTTCGCGGTCGTCGATCTCCACGCCATAAAGCACCTCTGCATTGCGAGCTGCAAGTTTCCGCAGAGCCACCTCCTGCGCTCGCTCTGCGTAGTGCGCCTCAAGCGTTTTGCCACGCATACTGACGATGTCGCGCATGTTAGCAGCGCCCATTTTCCAGAGTGCCTCGAGTTCTTTTGTGATCCGACCGTCATCAATCGTCAGCTTCGGCGGGGTCGAGAACTCCCACTGATACCAGTCTGGCGACTGCGGCAGGTCACCGCGTTTCATGGCCTTGGCGATAGCATAGCCGCACAGGCGTTTCGCCGCGTAAAATAGTAGGTCTTGACGATCCTCGACCGAGCGCTGAGCCATGGCGATCTCGGTGCGCTGTGCTGTTCCGCCACCAGCCGCGTGTCCCTCATACAGCGCCATCGGCCAGTTGAGTCCGGCGAATGCTCCTTTGAGTAGACGATTGTGGAAATCTAGAAACGGGTTGCCCGGTCGGTTGTTGACCAGCGTCTCGATCTTGCCGCCGCTGTTGCTGCGGAAATAGCGCACCGTGCCGCCATCGAGGCTTTCGACCGTCATGCCTTTGCCCGTAGCAGTGTCGCCGATAAGAGCGTTGTATGGGTCGTCGAGGTCTGGGCCGCCAGTGTCGTTGTACTCGACCAGCGAGATGCTGCTCATCTGGAGCATTGCCAGACGTTCCCACTCGGTCGATTGGATCATGTCTCGGCAGTCGTTGATGCAGTGGGTCAGCGCGGTCAGTCCGCGTGCTTGATATTGGTATTCGGGATCGAACAAGTGGATGACATTCTGTGCTGGCAGCCATTCATCCAGCTCGCCTTTTTTATCGCAGAACGCATACTCTTTTGCCTCGCCGCTCGGAAAATAGGTGATGCCGTCCTGCAGCATTGCACCGCGATACATTTGCCCGTCGGTAAATCCACGCGGGGTTGCAATCCGGTGCGACGGGATGCCTTGGTACTGCGGAAATCCTGTGTCCGTTTCGGTAAGCAGAATGAAGATTTCACCATCGACATCGATGCTGGTCGAGAATCCAAACAAGTTGGTCTTGAGGTCGTGCATTCCTCCGCGCCCATCGCCGATCGGATAAAAGCTGTTGGTCAAAAACTTGGTGGCAAGCATTCCAAACTCCTCGTCGCCACCAGTGTAGATTGGGACGAACGCTCGCCCTACGGTATACATGCCGCGTTGATTAATGGCATTCTTGATCGGCCCAAAATTTAGGTAGATGCGTCGAGCGTGACTTTGCAATGTCACGCGATCCATTGCCGGCACTAGGTCACTGATGTCCTTTTTCTCGACTGGCTCATACGGACGCAGACGCGTGTCCTGCGCCGCTCGTGCTGCCTTGTAAGAAACCTGCCTGCCGAATTGGTCGAGTATTGCCATGATGTCCGTTGTTAAAATCGACCGAGCGACCGGCTGCTGCTAGGCACAAATCCATTGCTCAAATATTCCATGGCCATCCGCAGTGCGGTCTGCCGCTCCGTTTCGTTTAGACCGACCAGCTTTGCCATGGTCACGCCGTTTTTGGTGGCGGACGTGATGCTGTCCATGCCGCCCTTTGTGAGCGCCCCGCCCATCGCCGCGTCGAACGCAGTCTTAATGGCAGCAATCCGCTGAGGGTTGCACTGGGCGTAGTGGAATAAATTTCTCGCGACTTCTCGGACGTTGGCAGCCATCGACTAGGCTGCCATGTCAAACATCGAAGCCGGGGATGATCTTGAGCATGAGCGCCGCCACGATCTGCATTGCCTCCACGTCCCACGCGTGGTTGTTGTTCCGCGTCCGTGTCCAGCGATACTCGACCTGCTTTGTCTTCGAGTTGGTGACCTCTTTCTTGATCTCGCTGTCAATCTGTTTGAGAAAGTCAACCGACACATCGTCCGGTATGTCCCACGATCCAGCGATGCCGGTGCGGTGCGCGTGCAGGATGTCTTTGATCCGGTCGCTCGCCCAGTGCGAGTACCGAGCTTTGCCGCCGCCGGACGCGGTCGCATCTTGGAATCGCGTGAACGGTCGGTGGATCACGTCACCGTTCTGTTTTTTGTAGGCGAACGATTTCTGACCGCTGCCGTGCAGCGCCGTCCAGTTCATCCGCGCACAGGCGGAATACACTTGATCGGTGTCGTAACCAGCATCCACGAAGACCATCTGTGGCTTGATTTGATACCGCAGCGCTAGGTCATGCACGCCGTCGAACGTCTCGATCCGCCCATACCAAAGCAGCATCGACTCGCCGCTTGCTCGCCATGCTCGAACGCCTGCCCAGAAGTGGTCGCGCTGTTTGTCCACGGTGAGGAATCGGTGCGCCTCGTCCTCGATTTTCTGCTTGTCGGTGTACTCGGCGACGAGGTAGCCGTTGCCGACAAGTGCCGATCGGTTGTCAGTCAAGTCCTCCTCCCATGTTTCAGCCAATCGCTTTTGAATAAACTGCCTGAGCGGATCGACGTTGCCGACGCGCATCGCTGCCTTCGCCTCGATCCACAGCAGGACGATCTCCCAAAGCGGCTTCCGCCAGTTCGCCAGCACGTTGTAATGGAATCCGACGTGACCCGGCATGCCGACCGCGGTCGCCACATATTGACCGCCCTCGGCAAGCGCCCTCCTCGGTTGCGGTGAGTCCGCGCATGTCCAATCGCAGTCGGCGTTGTCGCACTTGAGCTGTGCCATCTGCGCTCGCTCCAGCGGTTCGAGCGTCTCGTCCTCGTAGCCGATCACGTTGCACCATTTCCACGGTTGCACCGTGCCGCAGTCAGGACAGGAGAAACTAAACTCACGCTGGTCGGAATGTCCCCATGCTTTGTCGAGGTCGTCGCCCTTCACACCTGCCTGCGAGAGGATAAAAAATTGCCTGTTCCACCGATCATGTAATCGACCTCGAGCTTCGTTCAACATGCCCGGTCGATACTGCCATGCCTCGTCACAAAATACGCGGCGCATCGATTTCGATTGCAGTCCGCTCAGGTTCGCGCCGGTGAGGAAAAGCGACATTGATGGAAACAGGATTTCCATCTTCCGTTTCTTGTGCCGGTCACGCGGGAGCAGCGCCGCTGTCTCGGCAGTTTGCATGATTGCGTAGTCCATCCGCGTCTCGGCCCAGTCCTTGAGATCGTCGTCGGTCTGACCCACCAGCAGAGTCGGGCCGGGGTCTTCGGCGATGATGTAGCACAGCCCCGCCTCCATAAACGTCGTCTTGCCAGTCCCGATCGGCGCGAGATAGATGACCTCCTTGACCTCGGGATCGGCGACGATGTTCAGCGGCTCGGTCTGCCATGGTGCATTGACCGTCGAGTATTTCGGGGTCAGTCCGTCGAGGATAACAACGCGATCGCTTGCCCATTGGGCAGGCGTTAGGTCGCTGGGTGGTCGGAAGTTTTTGAAAAATGCTCGTTTGATTCGTCGAGTTTTTTCCAAGAATTGCCGCTTGGATTCGCTGACTTTCATTTTTTTAAATACTCAGCCTGCGATACCTGGTTGTAGAGGCGACCACGGGTGACCTCGGCAAGCTGAGCAATCTTCATCGGGTCATCGATGTAGGCGCGGACGCGAGTCGATCCTTCGTAATCGTAGACCCAGAGTTTGTTCGATCCGACCGGGTACATGTAGGCGCAGACCGCATGACCTTTTGTCTCGCCAGTTTTGAGCGAGGTGTATTGGTAGAGCAGCACCTCGTTCCACTTCGTCGAGTTGCGCAGTCCGTGCCGCATCGTGATCGCCGTTGGCAGGCACGAGTTGTTTTCCCACTCAACATATTTTTCGGGATTCTTCGGCGTGGTCGAGCAGCCTGCGAGCAAGAGTACAAATAAATATTTCATGGTATTTTGGTTAGTGATGCGTCGGTATTTCTCCAATGATTGGCGCTTTGATTCGCTCGCCTTCATCGTAAATAATCTGGATGACCTGTGCGGATTTCTCCGCGATCAGTCGTTTCATGCCGGACGCATCCAGCCCTTCCAGCATCGGCGGTAGGTCGGCTTCCATCCGCTTGATCGCGTTCCGTACCACGGCTGCGATGCCGTCCATGCCGTCCTCGATCTGAGCAATGGAGCAATACCGCTCCTGCTCGACCTCGAGCGCGTAGCCTGCGCGGAGTGCGTCGATCTGAACCTTGAGCGTCCGTGCATCGTTGTAAGTGCGTGCCGCTTTGACCTGCCGCACCAGCTCCTCCAACTCTTGCGGATCGCCGGTCGTGCCGCTCCGCTCCATGTGGCTCGCGCCTTCGGTCTTGCTTTTCTGGAGAAACTCGATGTAGCCGCGCACGCTGCGCCAGAGGTCGTATTGGTTGCGCTCGGTCTTGAAGATGATGCCGTCTTTGGCGAGCTGCCCGATCCTCGCGCTTGTCAGGTTGAACAATCGGCAGAGCTGCGTGGTGTCGGCCTGCGCCACCTTCGGCGCTACCGGCTTCGGTGGCGCTGTTTTGGCCGTTTTCTTCGCTGGTGCTTTTTTCGCGCTCATGGTTTGGCTGCCTTCATCTCATCGAACGTTTTGCCGCTGGCTTCGTGGATCGCCTGCTTGCCTGCGAATGCTTGCCAGCGTTCAACCGCGACGTCAACATAGGCAGGGTTCAGTTCGATGGCGTGGATGCTACGTCCAGTCATTTCGCCCGCGATGATCGTGGTGCCGCTCCCGCTGAATGGTTCAAAGCAGTGGTCTCCTTCCACAAACTCAAAGCACCATTTGATAAGCTCAACGGGTTTCTGAGTTGGGTGTAGTTTTTTGCCATCAGTTTGATGAACTCGGCTTGAATCAAATCTCTTGGTGTTCTTGTCAAGGTTAGTCCAAGCAAGCTCCGCGTCTGACATAGTTGGAAACACTGGCTTGTTCCAAACTAGCCAGCACCGAGAAGGAGCGACCGCAAAGTAATTTCCGCCCCAGACGACTGAAGGAACATTTTCAGCAAGTATGACCTGAAGAAACTCGTCATCGGCCACCTTATCCCAATCGTGCATATCCGAGTAATGGGATGCCTTTGTTGCCCATGTCCCGCCGCTCATCTTTTTTCCGAGTCCATAGGGCGGATCGGTGACAACGTGGTCGATCACGTTGCCATTCTTCGCTCTTCCAACAATAAGCGGATCAGTGCAGTCACCGCAGACGATCCGATGTTTACCCATGACCCACACGTCGCCGAGCACGCTCACTGGATCGACCGGCGGCTCCGGCACCTCGTCGGGATCTGTCTCGCCTTCGGTGGTCTCTGCCATGAGATCGCCCAGCTCTGCCTCATCGAAGCCGATGAGTGACAGGTCGAAGTCGAGGTCGCCAAGCTCACAAAGCTCCAGCGCCAGCATCTCTTCGTCCCAGCCAGCGTTCAGCGCGAGCTTGTTGTCCGCGATGATGTAGGCTCGTTTCTGGGTGTCGGTCAGGTGAGCCAGGCGGATGCACGGGACGGATGCCAGCCCGAGCACGCCTGCCGCCATCACCCGGCCATGGCCGGCGATGATGCCGTTCTTCGCGTCGATCAGCACCGGGTTGGTAAATCCGAACTCGCGGATGCTTCCAGCGATCTGTGCGACCTGCTCGGGTGAGTGGGTGCGCGTGTTCCGGGCGTAGGGGATGAGGTCGGCGGTTAGTATCTGTTCAATTTTCATACTGGAAAGTAAAGCGGTTGTTTGATTTTTGGCTCATTCGGATCGAAAGGGATGAGGCGGAAC